ACCTTGTTGATAATAATTGTCATATTTGGGATGGAGATTGTTTTGCTAACTACATAAAAAATAACCCAAACGCAGATGAACAAATGATTAGCGATGCTGGTCAGATGGTAAATATAAAAGAATGGTTTATTGACAAAATCAAAACAGATGATGAGTTTGCTAAGAAGTGGGGTGAACTTGGTCCCGTGTATGGTAAACAATGGAGAAAGTGGAATGGTGAAATAGACCAAATCCAAAACCTAATAAACGACCTTAAAACAAATCCTGATTCAAGACGACTAATGGTTTCAGTTTGGAATGTAGGTGAATTAGACCAAATGGTTCTTCCACCTTGTCATTATGGATTTCAAGTTTATACAAGAGAGTTGAGTGCTAGTGAAAGAATTACATATAAAAATTGTAAGAAAATCCAACTATTTGATTCACACGAACTTTTTGATTTTATGAAAAACAATGAAAATGTTACCATTGATTTAGAGGAAGTTGTACATAAAGAATGTGATGAGTCAAAAATACCTCGTAGAGCAATCTCTTTAATGTATAACGCCAGAAGTCAAGATGTTCCATTAGGAACACCATTTAATTTGGCTTCTTATGGGTTACTTTTGATGATATTGGCAAAAGAGGTTAATATGGTTCCAAATGAGTTGATTGCAAATATGGGTGATTGTCATATCTATCTGAATCAAATTGATGGTGTGAAAGAACAATTAACAAGAGAACCATTTGAGTTACCAACTCTTAATCAGTTCCCCACATATGAAGGTTCAAGACCATCAATAGAATCTTATACTATTGGCGATTTCACACTTAAAAATTACAAATCACACCCAAGTATAAAAATGCCACTTTCTAACTAATTTTTTATTATTTGAGGATATTTATATTAAAGGATAAACCTTAAAGTAAATCAATATGAAGAAATTTTTAGTTTATGAAATAAAAAACAACATTAATGGTAAATCTTATGTCGGACAATATAGTGGATTATCATTTGAAAAATATTTTGGGAGTGGAAAGTTGATTAAGTTAGCTATAAAAAAATATGGGTTAGAAAATTTCTCTAAAACTATTTTAGAAGAGTGTTCTGATAAAGATAAGTTGAATGAAAAAGAAATTTTTTGGATTGATAAACTTAAAACAATTGCAAACGGGTATAATTTAACTGAAGGAGGTACTGGTGGAGACCTATCCGAATTTATTAAGTATGATGAGAATTGGGTTGAAAACCAAAGACTCTCAACAAAAAAGTATTGGGACAATATCAGTGATGATGAAAGAAAAAAAAGAAGTGAAAGTGTATCTGGTGAAAAAAATGGAATGTATGGTAAAGAAGGATTTTGGAAAGGTAAGAAAATACCTAAAGAAATTGTAAAAAAATCATTAGATAATAGAAGAAGTTATGATAAAGAACAAAATCCTAATTGGAGGGGAGGTTTAACTTATGTCTATTGTGAATGTGGGAAAAAAATAGGTTATGGTCACACTTATTGTAATAAATGTAGACCGAGAAGTAATGAAAACAATCCATTTTTTGGTAAACAACATTCGGAAGAAACTAAAAATAAGTTAAGTGAAATCAGAAAAGGGACTTATAATGGTGAACAAAATATACCAATAATAATTGATGATGTTGAATATCGTTCTGCTGGTGAAGCATCAAATAGTCTTAACATACCAATGGTTACTATAAGATGGAGAGTTTTAAGTAAAAACAAAAAATTTGACAATTACAAATACAAAGATTAAAATTAAAAAATTATGACTAATCAAAACAATTGGGATTATTCACAATTATCAGATGTAGACTCCTTACAACAAAACAAAACAAAATTCCAAATAGGAGACAAGGCAGTAAAACTAAAAGGGTATAAGTTTCCATGTACGATTGTGTCCGTATTTCAAACTGTAGAAGGAAATGTCCGTGTGGTAGGTGAAATGGATGAGTATGGGTTACTACATATTTTTAATGAAGACCAATTAGAAAAGGTATGAAATTTATAAAATACCTCCTGCTATGGATTTCTGGTAATCTTTCTATACCATTTTGGATGGTCGGTCATATTCATCTAACAATGAACGTATATGAAGACTTATATGAGATATTGGCATCTTTAGGTATGAATATAATTGTAGGTATTGGATTTTGGATTAGTTGGGTGGATTACAAAAAAGAAATTAATAAATAAAATATAAGTTATGGAAAATTTACAAATCAAAATTACAATCACCGATGGTGAAAAGGAAGCAAAAGCTACAATTAGTGTAAACGAATACCAATCAATAAAAGAAATGCATGGCATCAGTATGCTGGATGAGCAGGTGGGTATTTTATTAGAAGAGATTGAAAAATCAATCACACGAAACTATTAAGGCACCCTTATTAAATTAAACAACTATGAAATCATTTAAAATAGCAATAGGATTAGGATTATTTAATTTTACACATGGAATGTTCCATATAATTCAATTTATACAAAGTGTGTTATTAATTAGTAAGACACATGAGACACATTCTATTTGGTTTTCAATTCTATGGGCTTTAGTTGGTTTATTGTCATTAATTATAGGTATTAAAGATTATCGACACCACAAAAAGTGTGAAGTTAAAAAATAATTATTACTTATAAAAACATTATCTTAAATTAAATTTGAATATAAAAAAAATATTATTTATATTGGAGTATAGACAATACCAAGAATAATTAAAAAAATATAAGTTATGGAAAATTTACAAATTAAAATCACAATCACCGATGGTAAAAAGGAAGCAAACGCAACAATTGGTCTTAATGAATATCAATCAATAAAAGAAATGCATGGTATTAGTATGCTGGATGAGCAGGTGAGTATTTTATTAGAAGAGATTAAAAAATCAATCACACCTAACCATTAAAGCACTTTTATCTAATTAAAAAAATATAAATCATGAAAAACAAACTAATTGAATTTTGGGGACTTTATTACCCCGTCGTACTTGCCTTTATTTCTTTTCTCTACTCAGTAACACTTTGGTTCAGTGGACAAAAATTAGAAGGAATATTCGTTGGAATTTGGGTTCCTTCAATACTAGCTTTTGCTATAGCCATTAGACAACGTAGAAATGATTTTTTTAAAAACAAAAAGAAAAATTAATAAATGGAGAATAAAGGAATGTTTATTATTGGTACAATTATTTTTGTACTATATATGGTTGGATATCTAACTATGATAACCAAGATGAACAAATCACAATCTAAAGAAAATAAAGTAAAAAAAAATAATTAAAGCACCTTTATCAAATAAAAAAAAACTTATCTATAAAGATTGTGGATGGTTTACATATTCTTGGTGAAAACCCGCTTCATTACCCTTATTAATAGAAAAAGGTTACAATGCTGATGAAACATGTACCTATGTAAAGAAAATAGTTTAATAAAAAAAATTATAAAATGGAATATATTAAAAATCTTAATGAAATATCTTTAAAAGATATAAATCTTGTAGGTGGTAAAAATGCTTCGTTAGGAGAAATGATACAAAATGTGGAATCTTTAAACATAAGAATACCTAATGGTTTTGCTATTACAACTAAGGCTTATTATGAGTTTATAAATTACAATAATTTGAATAAAAAAATATCTGATTTGATATTTGATTTGAATCCAAATGATTTGAACAATTTGAAGTCAGTCGGTTCTGAAATTAGACAATTGATTCGAAACGGGTCTTTTCCTGAAGATTTGAAAAAAGAAATTTTCTTATCTTATGAAAATTTATGTAAATTTTATTGTGTAGAAATGATTGATGTCGCGGTAAGGTCATCTGCAACCGCTGAAGATTTACCTGACGCAAGTTTTGCCGGTCAACAAGAAACTTTTTTGAATGTCAGGGGATTTCAATCAATTTTAGAAGCGATAAGAAATTGTTTCGCGTCCCTTTTTACTGATAGAGCAATCTCATACAGAAACACCTTTAAATATAATCACTTGGACATTGGTCTTTCAGTTTGTATCCAAAAAATGGTTCGGTCGGATTTGGCATCTTCTGGTGTCGCTTTTTCATTGGATACGGAAAGTGGTTTTAAAGATGTAGTACTTATAAACTCATCTTATGGGTTAGGAGAAATGATTGTTCAGGGTGCAATATCTCCAGACGAATTTATCGTATTTAAACCGTTATTAAAAAACAATTTTTCATCCATCATAGAAAAAAAATTGGGTAATAAAGACAAAAAAATGATTTACGGTGAAGATCATGGTAAACTTACAAAAATTGTTACCGTTTCCGAAAAACAAAAAGAACAATTTTCAGTTACTGATTCACAAGTTTTGGAAATTGCAAAATGGGTAACATCTATCGAAGAATATTATTCAAAAATTAAAAAAAAATGGTGTCCAGTCGATGTTGAATGGGCTATAGACGGGTTAACTAATGATTTATACATTGTCCAAGCTAGACCAGAAACAATACATTCAAGAAAAAATCAAAGTAATTTAGTAGAATATCAAGTCAAATCTGATGGGTACACGCCCATTGTCAAAGGTATTGCAGTTGGTGATGGAGTATCTACAGGTTGCGTTACTGTTATGAATTCCTTAGATGATGTAGTATTTCAAGAAGGAAATATTTTGGTTACAGATATGACTGACCCAGATTGGGAACCAATAATGAAGAAAGCTTCCGCTATAATCACAAATAAAGGTGGAAGAACTTGTCATGCTGCAATTGTTGCAAGGGAAATGGGGTTAACCGCTATAGTTGGATGTAACAATGTAACTGAAATTCTTAAAGATGATGATTTAGTAACTGTTTCGTGTGCTGAAGGCGAAACAGGACTTGTTTATGAAGGTATTATCGATTTCGAAAAAACTGAAACTAATATAAATGATTTACCAAAAATTGATACTCCAATTATGTTTAACATTGCAAGTCCAGAAATTGCATTCAAATTTTCACATTTACCAAATGCTGGTGTTGGTTTAGCAAGAGAAGAATTTATTATCAATAATTATATAAAAATTCACCCTTTAGCACTATTGCGCCACAATAAAATTGCCGACAAAAATTTATCAAATAAAATAAAGAATATTATTTCTGGATATAAAGATGAAGAAACTTTTTTTGTCAAGAGGTTGAGTTATGGAATCGCAAGAATAGCGTCTGCATTTTATCCAAATAGAGTCATTGTCAGATTGTCGGATTTTAAATCTAATGAGTATTACAATTTGCTTGGTGGAAATTATTTTGAGCCCAAAGAAGAAAACCCTATGATTGGATGGAGAGGAGCCTCTAGATATTATTCTGAAGAATATGAAGAGGCTTTTGGAATGGAAATAAAAGCGATTAAAAGAGTTCGTGAGAAAATGGGTTTAGAAAACGTTGTAGTTATGATTCCTTTTTGTAGAACAGTTGATGAATTAGTTAAAGTTTATCAGACGATGGAAAAATACGGATTAAAGCGAGGGGAAAAGGGGCTTGAAATTTATTTGATGGCTGAACTACCATCAAACATTTTTTTAGCTGATGAATTTTCAAAACATATCGATGGATTTTCAATTGGGTCTAATGACCTAACACAACTGACTTTAGGATTAGATAGAGACTCCTCATTAGTTGCACATATCTATGATGAAAGAAACGCTGCAGTCAAAAGGGCAATTTCACATCTTATAAAGGTCGCTAAACAAAATAATGTTAAAGTTGGAATATGTGGTCAAGGTCCGAGTGATTTTCCCGATTTTGCCAAATTTTTAGTAGATTTAGGAATCGATAGTATTTCCGTAACACCTGACTCATTGTTGAAAACTTTAAAAGCACTTGAGAAATAAAATAAATTTAAGAATAAAAAATGTTACACAAAATTAAAACCTTAACTAATAAAATTTTTTATAAACTTAAAGTTGTTGAAGAAACTGAAGTAAAAAATGATGACATTTATGATATGTTTCTTAGAGCGAATGAAGTTTATCAAAATGTAATAAAAAATCCAAAACAAGCAGGATATTACAGAATAGGAAAAAACTTTGATATTTTCTTCGAAAAAAAACCATCCGTTCTTCATAGATTTTTTACAAAAGTCTTATTAGGTTGGACTTGGTTTGAATCAAAATAACTTTATTGTAATATTTATAATCAAAAAATTATGAAAGTATTAAAGTTAGGTTCTGAAGGAAAAGAAGTTGAAGACTTACAAAAGTATCTCAAAATTGAAGTTGACGGTAGTTTTGGTCCTAAAACTGAAGATTCTGTAAAAAAATTCCAATCAGCAAATAAATTAACTGCCGATGGTGTGGTTGGTGAAAAAACATGGAATGCTATGGGTTTTGGTATTAGTTCGGATTTATCTGAAAATGTTGTAAGTTCAGATAAACTTGTAATTGACCAAAAATACATGGACAAAGATGAATATTTAAAAGGACCAACAAAAAAAGAATATTTGTTCTTACATCACACTGCCGGTGGGCACAACCCATATCAAGTTGTCACAATGTGGAACAATGATACTAGAGGTAGAATTGGGACTGAGTTCGTATTAGGTGGGCAATCAGTTTTCAACGGAAATGAAACATATGATGGAACAATTGTTCAAGCGTTTCCTGAAGGATGTTATGGTTGGCATTTAGGGGACAACGGTTCGCAATATATGCATTCACATTCAGTTGGTATTGAAACATGTAATTTTGGACAAATTAAAAATGGTTTAACTTATACAGGTCAAAAAGCTGACCAAAAACAGATTGTTGAACTTAAACAAGCATTTAGAGGTTATAAGTTTTGGCATAGATATTCTGACAAACAAATCATTACATTAAAACAACTTATATTATATATAGCAAATAGAGATAGTATTGATATTCGTAAAGGTTTGATTTCGGAAATAAAAATAAAAGGTGTCGAGGCTTTTGAATTTAATAGTGATGCTTACTATGGTAAAATAAAAGGAATGTGGACACACACCAACACAAGAAAAGACAAAGTTGATATGTTTCCACAACAAGAACTTATCGATATGTTATTATCTTTATAGAATGTAAAAAACTTTTTAATAGCCCCATCTCTAAAGGTGGGGTTTTTTATTTGATTTGATTCATAAATTATATTATATTTTAGTTGTAAATAAAATTAAACATAAAATGAAAAAAGATACAATAGGTGTAGAAATGTTATTTGTGATGATTTTGGGTATAACAATTGGCATGTTATTAATATCTATATTTTAAATAAAAACTATGACAGAACAAGAAATATTAAAATTTGGTGAAATTCAATACCTCAAAGGAAGATTGGATGAACTGTACAAAGCGTTACCTACTATTACTAATTTAGAAAGAAGTAGAAAGTTGGACCAAAGAATTGAAAAATATATAAGTAAGTTAAAACGTGTTGATGAGGTTGCTTATAAATTATACGAAGTTGAGTTGATGGCAACAAAAAGAGTAAAAAATAAAGGTAAAGAAGAAATTAAAGACTTGTTACAACAAATTCTTATTAACGAAAATATTATGAACGAAGACATTTTAGAAAAAATAAAAACTAAAATTGAAAACTTATAGTGCAAAAGAAACCTGATAATGTTTCTGATAACCCTAGTATTCTACCATATGGAAGTAATGTTGGTGCGCCTTCGATTGTTGTTAAAGATATACAACATTGGAAAAAACCAAGAATAATATCAGTGAACCAACAATTTGAAGACAAGTTTTTAGAATTAAAAAAAGAATATGAAAAGTTGATTGAAGAATATAAATGGAATGAACTTGTTTATAAAGCTAAATTTAGTTTCGAGCCAGTAATTGGAAAAGTGTATCATTTATATTATAATAAAAATGGTAATATTTTTCTTTCACTTGTTTCACCAACAGAGTGGAAATACGAACATATAGGTACTTTTAAATACAATCACGATAATAAATGGATAAAATTATAATGGAACTAATCTCAACTCACCCAATAAAAAAATCAGACTTAGGTTTTCACGGAAACCTTTTTGGAGGAGCTTTACTCAAATGGATTGATGCATCAGCGGCTGGATATGCTATGCAAATTTGCGACACACCAAGAATGGTTACCGTATCAATAGACCAATGTAATTTCGAAAGACCGGCAAAAGAAAGTCAATTATTAAAAATTTATGGATGTCCTTGTAAATTAGGAAATACTTCCATAACTTTGTACATGGAAGCAAGGGCCCACAGTGTTTATACAGGAAAACAAGATTTGGTTTTAAAAACAAATATTACATTTGTACAAATTGATGAAGGCGGTAACCCAATTCCACTAGGAGAAAGGGCAAAAAAAAGAATTACTAATTTAATTGAACTAAATGAAAGCAAATAAAGATTTTGAATTTGTACTAAAAGTACTAAATTCAAGTGAAAACCAAGACCACATTAAAACATCTAGCAAGTTGTTTGAAAACTTCAAAAATAAATGGACAAACAAGATTGATTGTAATCAGATGGTTGAGTACATGTTTGGGTTTCACAGCAATTATATTAAGAAAATAAATAAACTATGTTGATTACAACAATATCAGATACTCACAACCACCACAAAAGAGTTACAGATGATTTACCAGGAGGTGACTTATTAATTCATGCAGGAGACATTAGTTCAATGGGTTATCAACATGAAATAGAAAATTTTGCAAAATGGTTTGACAGTTTAGACAATTATACAAGTAAGGTTTTTATTTCAGGTAATCACGATTGGGGGTTTCAAAACAACTCAAAAAAAATAAAAGGGTTGTTGACGGGTTATAAAAATATTGACTATCTCCAAGATGATTTTTTTGGGGTAATAGAAGGTGGTGGACCTGAAGTTAAAATTTGGGGTAGTCCTTGGCAACCTGAGTTTTATAATTGGGCATTCAACTTACCACGAAATGGTGATGAATTAAAAGCAAAATGGGATATGATACCAAACGACATTGATATTTTAATTACTCACGGACCTGCTTGGGGTATTTTAGATGATGTTGAAGGTAACAGAAACGTTCATCTTGGATGTGAATTGTTGGCTGAAAAAATTAAAGAAATAAAACCAAAAATTCATATCTGTGGTCACATTCATACAGGTTATGGTCACTACTATAATGGACACACCCACTTTTTTAATGCTTCTGTTTTGAATGAAAGATATGCTTACGCTCACCTTCCATGGAACATTGATTGGAATCCAATAACAAACGAAATCGTTTTTTTATAAAATAAACCACTCGAAAGGGTGGTTTATTAATATAAAGTTAAATCAAACCAATCTATTTGACTATCAAAAAATCTCACATTAGAAGAAAAAATAGTCATCACATCTTGAAAAAAATCCTCATAAAGAAAATCTAAGTAATCGTCATACACCATGTTGTTATTATACACAATGGAAAAAAACTCATCTTTTGAGATGACATCGAATGTTTCTTCATTCTTTGTAAATTTTGTTATTTTTATAAAATCATAATTCACATCTATATCTGTGTGTTCACCCGTTGGATATACCACAAATTTTTTATATCTACAATCGATATCAAACGTAACGTAAACAGATTTGAAATTAATTTTTGTTTTTGAAGATAATATTTTTTCAATTTCTTGTTTGTCTTTTTTTCCTATATAGCAGTTATATCTTGGTTTATGCCAAAATTTAACAATAAAATCACGGTATAACATTAAATCAATATTCATAATACCGGCAAAACTTTCAAATTCATCCATTATAAATCTATGCAAAATATTATAATTAAAAGAATAATCATTAGGGTTTGCAACATCCCAAATAATTTCATTTTCTTTTTTATTATAAGTTGGTTCTAGAAACAGACCATGAAATTCAATGGGTCGTCTATTCAAAAACTTATCATAAAAAATCCAAATGTAGTCGATATTCTCGGTCTCTTCTTTTAATACTTGTTTAATCAAAAGTTTCATGTTATATTATAAATAGTTATTAGAATATTTATTAATATGAAAATCATAATCACTAAAAATCAACTCAAGTTAATTACTGAAGCCTTAGGGGTTCCTGATAACATATTAGAAGCCGCTGATATGTTATATGATGTTGTTGAAAGAAATATTAAATCCATTGATACAAAACAAGATGAGTATACTTTTGATGGTAATATTCAATTTGAATTAGGAGACAAGAAAAAAGTTAAAATTAATTCATATAAACTCACTGTAAATCTCGAAAAAATTGATGGAGAGGAAGGAGTTTTAGATATAGTTCAAATGACCATGGGAGGATTTTTTGGGTTCGATAGAGACAAATTTATGAAACAAAATATACCTTCGAGTATTTTGGAATTAATAATTACTTTTGCGGTAGGAGACAATTGGAGACCCAAAGAACTTATACAAAAAATGGAAGAAGAGAGGGATGAACATGTCTCTAGTCTAGCTCACGAAATTAAACACAAGTATGATAAACAATCCAAATTATATGACTTGATTGGTCCTGACGCAGAATATCAAGCTATTCAAAAACGAGGAACTTTTGGAATACCAGTTTTAGATA